GTTTTGTTTTTTCAAAGTCCAAAATTATTCTCTGTACTTGCCATCTACTCCAACATTTTGAGAGTTGTCGTTATCGGCTCCACCTACAACGAGGGGATCATCCCACACAACGTGCTCTCTAGGTATTCTAACTTGAACAGCGTTTTCTCTAATTGAGAATTTAGGAGTTTTTTGATTAATTCCCTCTCCAACTAAGTAACCCATAACCCTAATATCTACTTCAGTTTGAAACCTTCTTTCTTCATTTTCCATAGCTGAAATGTTATTGTTGAGGGCAAAGTTGCCCTGAACAAATGCTTCGTATCTATGCCCATCGCGATGGATCAAGAACGAGTTAATAGTTCCCGGTCTTGTGATGAAGGGCTGAAGCAGATCGTTCATCTGCTGCTGATACTCTGTTCTTAACACTATCCTATAATTTATATCCGCGTATACAATAGGCGGAATGGATACTGTTTCATAGACCACCTTGCTTGTTGACTTGCGAACAAACTTTGGCGCTGTCCTGTTGTTGTACCTTCTGTTGGTATCGGCATTAGCAAAGTTTGAGGTCTTATCTTGTTTGATTCTTCTAGATATTACGATGGAGCCACCTTTTTCTGGTTGAGTTTGGAAAGGGAACATGCCTCCATAGTATGCACCTCTTGTTGTCAATTCATTAACAACAGAAGTTCTCTCTATGGTTATTGCTGGAAGTATTATGAGCCCTTCGCTATCCCTATACTCTTTATTGTTTTTGACCTGAAACGATCTTTCAGCGGAAGCCCAAATTACTGGAACTTTTTCCACTCCCTTGTTTGTGTTTGTCTTGAGTGACAATTCGTCATTAATAAAATCGTAAATGGCGTAATCCACTGTTTCTAGAGTTGAGGGAGAAAAATTTAAATCCTCAAGACGATCTTGTTCTCTTTCAGGTATACCAGTGTAGTTTTTATTTTGGTTGTCTCCAGAGTAAGATGACATTTTTATCTCCTAAAGGGCGTTGAACGTTCCCTTTCTTGCTCTTCTGCATGTTGCAGCAATTTCATATTTATAATCTACTTGCCCAAAAAGTTCTCTTGGCTCATTCAATGTTACAATTTCATAATGAAATTTACCGTACAATATAAAATCTCCTTCGCGAACAAATAAATTTTGATCTTCAGTCAACCTTCTCTTGTGAAAATAAACATTAATTGAAGATCTCTTGTCAACACCCAAAGAGTTGTTTGTTGTACTTTGCCCTTCCCAACCTATTAGAGCGTATACTCTAACTGGAGGTAGAAAGGTTTTCTCTATTGCCTCACCATAAAGAGAATGAAAGCTAGTTTTATCAAGACTTATTGGATAATATAAGACCGTTTGACCTATGACTCGTTCAATGACCTCATCATTAATCTGCTTGACTAAATTGCGCTCTTTCTCCCCAGTAAATAAGGGAGGAGGAGGATTAGTTGGTTGTTCCCATTTGTTGTTTGCCATTTAAATTATCCTACAAAAACTGATGGTGGTACGTTTTTCAGCACATTCTGAGATGAATCAGAGATATTGCTATCTTTCTCAGCCAACTTCTCGTATGTTAATTCATCAAGAACTGTCTTTAATTCATCTCTAAGAGCTTGTTGTTCAGCTTTAGCCTCGCTTACAAGTGCTGGTCCGTTTAAGGTGACACTTTCATTTGGAATTGGTATGGTTGCGAATTTGCTTCTAATCAATCCAAGCATCTCTTTACTCAAAGCTAGTGCAAATCTCCTAATCCACTGTTTACCAATTGAATTAATTCTATTATATGGTATGTTCTCAAACGGGAGAGTATTCATATTGTTGACACCCTCGGCTCCGTCTTTCTTGTCGCTTTCCTCAGACCAAGCATCTGTCTCAACAGAAAACTCTACCCAGAATTTATTTGGTGAAGAGTCCACTGGCTTTGGAAATATTCTTAGGTTATTATCTTTTATCTCGTATGAAAAGTGAGAATTTCTTGTGTAAATTGAATCCTCAAAAGCCATCGCTTGTGATTTATTTTGCCAAGTTGGTATTAACTCAAATGTAGAATCATCTGAATATTGTCCATAATATGAAAGATTTCCGACTGTGTTTAAACCACCATAATACCCATAGAATCTCCACATAGCATTAGGTGTCTTATAAAACACTTTCCTAACTGTGATTCTTTTATCTCCGGTAGACCCCAGTTTTTGATAAAAAGGGCTTGCTGTGTCTGTTGTTGAAGTGGTGCTAATTATGTCCTGTAAATCATAATCTTGTTGATTTGTTACAGTATCAAAAGAAGCCGAGTATATCGGGGTAGCCCCGCCTAGTCCTGCTTGGGTTGATACCGCGTCTCCTACTCTAGTAGCATATTTAAATTCATATTTTGGATATCTTAATGCTATATCAGAGCCACTTAGCGAATGTGCTTCTATCAGCTCTCCATCACTATCAAAAGACCCAGTGGATGCACCAAGAACACTGCCTAAAACATTTTTGGCTTGATGTACATTAACAAGATAAGAATATTCTAAGCATGCCTCCTCATATGCAGCGTATACTTGGTGCTCTGTGATTTCTATATCAAGAACATCTCCTCCAAGTTTTTTGTAAACATAAGTTACTTGATCTGCCGCACCTTCCTTAAAAGCTAGCAACGCTGCTTCGGTCTGTGCATGTTCAATATATACTCCGTATGGTAGAGGATTGTCTGAACTATTAACGTTTGTTATTGCGCCGGTAACTGGTAACCTAGAGGCGCTAATTGTGCTTGATGGTGTTAAAGTTGGATATGCCATTCATTAAATCTCCTAGACACAAGTGTATCATAGTAATTAGTTGTGGTGTGAGGTTAAAGCAGTATAGAAATAAAAAAGCCCCGCCAAATTAATGACGAGGCTCTTTGTTTGTCTAGATCCTAGCGGGATTAGCCGTTAAGGTCACGACAGATAACAAGACCGTACATATCAGGTCTAACCATCTTCTTAGCGTAACGGGTCATGACACCCTTACGAGGCACGAAGTCCTCTACACCGAAGATAGTTGGAGTTACCTGAAGCGGTACGTATGGCGCATATACATATCCGCTCTCAAGGAACGAACCACCTTTACGTCCGACAAGAATTACGTTTCTTGGGAAGTAAGGATCAACATATACGTCAAACTTCTTGCTTAAGGATCCAACGTTAACTGCTCCAACTTGACCATTGCCATAATCGTTTCCGATAGAGGCACGGAATCCAGCAGTGAACTCAAGAATGTTAGCGACCTCTGGAGAGCAAACAATAAAGTTAGCCCCACCACGGAGAGTCTTTCTGTGGATTTGAGCCGAAACGTCGTTGATAGTTTCTGCAAGAGTTTCGTACCATTCAGACACAGTACCAGTGAAGTCAGCACCGAGCAACGATTCGTTAGCAAGATTTCCACCAACTTGAGATCCAGTATCTCTGGTGAGGAATCTACCCGGACGACGTGACCAGTATTGAGTTCCAGCAGTAGCACCTTTAACAAGATCTGAAAGGATTTCCCTATCAATCTCAAGAGCAATCTGCTCAGAAAGAATGCTTGTAAGTTCAACCTCTGCGTCAAGATTGTGATAAGCATTGAGGTCTTGTCCAAGCTCTGGAGTCCACTTAGCTTTAAGTTTTTTGGTCTGAGCGGTAACAGCAACAGAATCAACTTTAATGTTAATTTCTGGGATTGCTCCGTTATTCTCAAGACCCCACTTAAGATCACCCACAACAGCGCCTGTTGCGCCAGCAGCTTTGAAGTTATCATCAAGAGGAATTGAGTGAAGATCAATTCTCTCATCAGCAGTCTCCAAGGCAGTAATGACATCACCAATTTGATTGTCTGTTGTGCCTGCGACTACTTCAAATACAAGCTTAGTAACGGTTGTAGGCAATGAAGGATCATAACCACCACTAGTTGAGGAAGAGTGAAGCGAAGTCAAACGACGAACTTGTCGCAGATAAGCAGCCTCAGTAGTGTTGTTCAGGTTACCCGATAATGCTATCAAGTTTTTCATATCCATTTGCTCAAGATCACCGACACTGGATCCTGTAAAAGCACAAACGAAAACGACAGAACCAGAAAGATCTGGATCAAAGTCAATTGCTTTGTCCAAAGCATCGTCACCGGAACTGGCAGTACCATGCATGGTCAATGCATTATCGACCCCGACACTATTTGCGCCGTTAGCGGCAGAACCAGTTGGGCTAGAATAACCATTGTTCAAACTGTATGGACCAGCTTCAAGGTTAACCCCTGTAAGATCAACACCACCAGTCAACTCACTACCAACAACTCCAGCACCGTAGAGGGATTTATCAGCATCATATCCCGGCTTTGCTGGGCTTGGCACTGAACTATCAACTGTGAAGTCAAGGAAGAAAATGAGACCTGAAGGTAAACTCATTGGCTGAACGCTCACTAAATCGTTGGCGATCAAGTTGCCGAATACACGGCGAACGATTGGAAATGCAACGGATGCAAAACCTTCA